TTACTAATCGTGTGTTGCTCGTACCGATCATGATCCGTCGATCAAGCCGCAAATCGGCACGAGCACACGACTAGGCACGAATTCCCAATTGGCCGCTATGCAGTGGTGGAGATAGAAGCCCCTGAGCCAACGGTACTTTCGACTTCGTAGCTTGAGCCGCAAAGGAGAGCAGGGGCAATATGTTTAACCATCAGAACAGCAATCTTCCATCATGCTGTTCAGGTCAATCTTTTCTGATAAAGTACCTAAACCATCACCAAATGGGATATCATGAATCTCACATATCGCACAACGATCAATAGAAAGCCAAGTGTAAAGTCCACACGATTTACATGGACGAAACCAGTATTCGCTTCCGTTGTAATTTCTTGACCAAGATAGCATTATTAGTTTTTCACCTCCTATTTCTTCTTGTTTTTACGCAGCAGTTTATGAGCTTTCAGACAAGCTGTATATTCTTCACCTTGACAGTCTCCACACTCGTCTTCACTTAAATAGTCTACACCTAGTTCATAGCCATGTGGGCAGACAACTTCGTCCTTTTCGTCTTCCTCTTCTACTTTTTTCTCGATCTTTTTCTTACGAGATTCAAATGGAGGATCGTCTTCTTCGTCAGCATCTTCTTTTAACTTCGATGGTTTTATATCCTCCGCTATCATAGCTGCAATTTCATCGTAGGAATAAAGCCTTAAAAACTTGCCAAGATCGTGAGCTTGCGCTAGTTCTTCATCAGTAATGAGATACTCTTTTTTATTTCTTACACGCTCTTTAAATTTCAGGCCAGAAATATTTGTATAGTCGTTATCACCAAATTTATCTTTAAATGCATTAAAGAGAATTAACCTTCCATCGTCACAATCAGCATAATTTACTTCACCTTCGCCTTCCTTGCGAAGCATGTTTTGTGCGTCGTTCAGTTTCTCTTGAAAGACAAAATGCGACACTTCAAAGACTTGAACACCTTTTGCTTCTTCTTCATCGCCATCACGAATAATTACATTGTACATACAACGTCTTTTCGGACGAAATGTTTTATAGATTTCAGTACGTTTTTCCTTATCCGAAACTTCGCTTTGTTTTTGATCGCTTAGTTCACAGATTGGACAACCCTTCTTTTCACCTTTTGCAACTCTTGACCGAAACGAGTGTTTAGGACAAACAACGGCAAGATTATCTGGACCAACTCCAAAATGAACATTCAGATCAAGTCGAAATACAGGATCGCCAACATTAGGTACGATTGGACTACCAAAGGTTTGGTCTGGAAACACTTCTCCACGAGCAAACATTACTAAGTCAAGTCGATGCAATTCACCCTTGCCATCTTTACCAGAACTCGGACTCCATTGGATTACACCTTCAGGAAGTGAATAATAGCTTTCACCACTACTGTAAGTGTATTTATTTGACTGTGAAGCCTCCTCTGTGAGTTGTTTAGCCTTTTCACGAATTCTTTCCCTAAGACTTTTCGCCATAACTATCCTTTCCAATTTGTCAATCTACAATTTCCCAAACTTGTGGCCATTCTAAAAGAGAGTGGCACTTAGGACACTCAACAGTGAAGCTAGGCCGGATACCAGTGTGATCTTCATCAATACAATCTTCGTCAACTTCTATTTCGATCTCTTCAAGACATTCTGGTTGATCTCCATTTGCGTTCATTCCAAAAAAACCTACCCATATTTCTTTCTCACATGTAGTTCTTAATTTCATTTTTAGCCCAACGGCATTTCCTTTCTTGGTCTTCCTCTACGTTTAAAAGATTCTTTTAAGCCTTCGTGCATTTCCGATTCGACTCTTTCCTGATGACTGGCCTTAATCGTTTCACCTACGTCCTTTGCTGGTTTACTCGAATAATACCCTCCTATCATGAGTCTTGTAAGGTTATCCATCGCTGTTTTACGATGTTCGAAAGCGCGTTTCACTCCATCTAAAACGTTTACCTGATATTCAGCTTTGTTTAGTTTTTTCATGTGCTCACGTACAATTTCGCGATATTCTGCCAGAGTTTCTTGATATTTATACTGCCTTGCGATCCAACTTGTTACGATTGCCTCCGTAATCTTTTCATATCCATAGGAGTGATATTGTGTTCTTATTTCAATATCAAGTTCAGCTTTTACTTTATCAACTTCAGACTGAGACTTTGACTTGTAAAAGTTTAGTTCCTCCTTTGCGTCATCACGAATTCTCACAGCTTTAGCATAAGATTCCGCATAATGCATATAGAGGTCTTGATGGTTCTCCCAACATTCCTCTAATAAATATTTATTTATTTTAAGATCGTCTTTGTAACTCATGCTAGTTCTGCTTCTGCTGGTGATGTGTGCGTTTCGTTTGGTTCTCTAAATACATGAATATGACCATAAGAATTTCCGCCAAAATATTCCGATCTATTTTCCAGCATTAGCAATAAATACTGGAATAATTTTTCTGTGCTCTCAAAATATGTCTCTTCTCCATACACATTAACATATGTGAAACCGTTTTTAATTTTTCGAATGCCACCTAGATTCCCTGAAGTCATCTTTTTCCTTTCTGCTCATTATACTACGTTTCACCGCTTTTAGAAAATTTATTTAGACAGCTCCTTAATCTTATTTGCCAGTGTTTCTATGGACTTAGAGAACATGTCATGATAATTCGGACTTCGTAAAATAAGGGCTGGATGGACACTGTAAAGGACGAATGAACCGTATTTTGAGTTCCATTCAATATTTGAATTCATACGCATGATGCCTTTTGACAATCCTTTCAGTTGATACATCGCCATGTTGCCAAGAGCTAAAATAATTGCTGGTTTCACAAAATTTATTTCTTCATCCAACCATTTTGAACAGATATTTACTTGTTTTTCTGAAGGGTTACGTTGTTTACTGGGAAAACATTTGACAACATTGCTTACATGAAAATGACTTCTTAAAAGTTTGTGTTTTAATAGTTCTTCCCACAATAACTTTCCAGCCTTACCTGTAAAACCTTTGCCAATCTTATCCTCGTCTTTTCCCGGCGCTTCGCCAACGATCATCAAATTATATTTTGACGGTGATGGTGGAACTGGTCGTTCACATTCGTTGCACAATTCACAAGACGAACATTCAAATAAATCCTCGTTTATTTCATACGGATCTTGTTTCTGAATAAATAATCCTTCATGTGGAGTGTACTTTCCAAAATCAATATCAAAGTAAACACCAGCCTCGTCTGGAAGATCATCAATATCAAGATTAAATGCATTTATCGCTTCTAAAATTGTCCTAACTTTTGGCTTCAGTTCGGTATTATTTGAAACTAAGAAGAAACCTTTCTTTTTCTTCACTGGTTCAAATTTAATTTCTTCAGCCAGTTTTTCACCGATTCCCTTAATCATCACGTATGGAGCATAGAGTTTTTGATTCTTAACGATCCACTCCTTCGGTGCTGAAATTCCATATTTCGGTGGAACAATTTTAATGTTAATTTTCTGTGCTTCGTCTAACATTTCCTCCTTGATTTTATCAGTTCCATAACTCAGTGCCGCACAAATAAACTCAAGCGGAAAGTAGTGAAGGAGCCACAAGCATTTATAGCCAAGAATGGCATAGCTGAGTGCGTGTGACATGTTAAAACTATATCTTGAATGTTTAAGTAAACCTTCCCAAAATTCCTCCGCTTCATCTTGACTAAGAGTCTGGTTCTTTAGACAACCTCTAATAAATTCTTTACGATATGGTTCAAATTCTTTTACATCACGTTTCTTTCCAATAACCTTGCGAATCTTATCCGCAGTCGCATAAGAAAGACCAGCAACTTTATGGATAATATTCATCACTTGCTCTTGGTAACACACAACTCCGAATGTTTCTTTTAATATTTCTTCGTAGAGTTCATGTTTCTTTTCCCATTTTCCACTCTGTTTACGCTTTATATATTCTTCAGTCATACCTGAATCAAGTGGTCCTGGTCTTGCTAGTGCGATTGCATCTGACCATTCTTCAATATCACTCACACCCATTTCTTGTACAAGATTGCGAACCGCATAACCCATCTGAAAGACGCCAGCAAAACGCCCACCTGAAAGTTCTTGATAAATCAACGGATCTTTTATCGGAATTTTAAAAAAATTAATAACTTTATCGTAATTCTTTTTAACGAGATTAATGGTTTCGGCAATAATCGTGAGATAGTTTAATCCAAGAATATCCAGTTTCACTAAACCTTGATGCTCACAATCCTCGCCTTCCCAATTTATTGTAAGTTCATCTTCACGCATACATAAATATGCGCGAGTTCCAACAGTTAAATCTTCACTGGAAATAATCTTGCCAGCAGCATGTCTTCCTAAACTTTTTTCAGTGTTTTCAAGTGCTTTCGCATATTTTATAATTTGTGGATATCTTCTCGCAAATTCTTCTCCTTCATCGGTTTCCATTGCATCTTCGATTGAAGAGTCAATTAGTTTTGCAAACCAATCAACTTCGTTTATAGCAACCTCAAAGACTCGTGCTACATCCCTTATTACACCTCTTGCTTTCATTCGATTAAACGTGGAGATTCCAGCAACATTATTTTCACCGTACAATCCATGCAATCGTGCTGTAACAAGATTTCTTTTGTTATCTGGAAGATCAAGATCAATGTCTGGAAGGTCGATTCTTTCTTCATTTAGAAATCGCGAAAAAGGTAGATTGTATTTAATTGGATCGACTTCGGTTATTCCAATAAGAAAAGCTACAAGACTACAGCCGACACTTCCTCTTGACGAGCAGAGAATATCATTTTCTCTACACCAGTTCACTAAATCCCACACAAGAAGAAAATAGCGAATCGCCTTCTTTTCCCTTAAAACTTCAATTTCATAGTCAATACGATTTTCATAATCAACAGACATGAACTCGCCAACTTTCTCAACAAAACCTCTCGCGCATAATTCCCTTAATCTCTTTTCTTCATCCTCCTTTTTAATTCCTTTTACTTTTGGAAGCTTTGGTATCTTAGGTTCTATTTTAAAATCTTCACAGAGCATCGCGACTTCAAGCGTATTACGCATCGCTCGAATATAGACTTTTGAATCAATTGAATTCTGCCTTTCAAAACTGGCAATCATTTCATCTGCTGATTGAAGATAAAGAGTTTTTACTGAAAACTTCCACCGATTCTTATCGTTCCACTTTGCTCCTTTTTGAATGGCAAGCAACACTTCATGGGCATCTGCATCTTCTTTATTTACATAATGAGCATCATTTGTAGCCAGCAATGGAATATCAAACTTATTGCTCAGTCGAATAAACTTTGCGTTTGCTTCTATCGTAGCCTTGTCATTATGAGGCATAATTTCAAGATAGATGTCTTCGTTTGACTTTCTTTCAAGCAAATCACACAGGAGCTTGCGCCCATTCTGCTGAAAAACCCAAGAATGAGCACAAGCCGATGTGATAATCAAGCCTTCGTGATGATTTAAAATGGTTTCGTAACTGATTCTCGGCTTATAATAAAAACCTTTCAGGTGAGCATATGAGAGCATTTTTAAGAGATTTTGCCAGCCTTGTTCGTTCTTCACCAGCACTACCATGTGACCGTTATTTTTTTCTTTTACTGTAGCATCTTCAGTCAAATAAATCTCACAACCAATGATTGGTTTTATTCCATGCTGCTCACATGCTCTTTGAAATTTAATCGTTCCATTCACCGTGCCATGATCGGTAATGGCAAGATGAGTGAAGGTAAGTTCATTCGCCTTTTTAGCATATTCGTTAACTTTTCCTAATCCGTCTAGGAGACTCAGACTCGAATGGAGGTGCAGATGAACAAAGCTGGAGTTTTTCATAGCTAGTTCGCTACGTTAGGAACACAGCATTCTTCTACCTTAAACCAAGATTGAGATCGTACAAGGGGAGAGTCAACCCATTTTGGCATTTCACAACCTTTGTAATAGTTTGTCACTCTTACAATAAAGATTGTAAAATCATTTAGCATTGACGATGGTATAAATGTTGGATATGCTTCTTCACCACTTTCTTTTGTAATGTACCGAATATCATCAGCCCATGCGAGTGCTCTACCAAGAGCAGTATAGATTCCTCTCTCTTTATTAAATTTATCATATCGTTTGTGAGACAGTGACCAACCAACGATCACTCTTGATGGATTTCTCGGATCAAGAGTTGCAAGTATTACTCCACGTTTCTTTCCACGACAGTAAGTAAGTCCTTGCATACGATAATTATTTACCCAACGATGG